GTGTGGATTATGACTATATCCAAAGCTGCATCATACAGGCCGCCCGGGAAAACCAGGCCGCCCGGCTGGGGACCGACCAGTGGAACAGCCGGATGTTGACCCAACAGCTATCCCAGACCCAGGCGATGGAAGGGACCGAGATCGTGGAAATACCCCAGACGATGGCCGGGCTCAGCGCCGCCATGAAAACCATCGAACGGCTGCTGCGGAAGCGGGAGATGACACACCAGAAAAACCCTTGCGCTAGGTGGTGCTTTGGCAACGTCCGGTGCGCCGTGGACGGGAATGAAAACATCAAGCCCATGAAAAATAAATCGATCGGACGCATCGATATCACGGTGTCCTGGATCATCGCCATGGCGGCGGCGCTGCTGGACGGGGAGGTCGTGGACAAAAACGCAGCCATTATGGCGGAGGATTGGAGCATGTGACGATGAAGGAATGGAGAGAACGGCTGGCCGCCGCGCTGCGGGTCGCCTGGGCGCTGGCGCCGGACGCCCTGGCGGTGGCCGGGGCGGCGTGTCTCGTCTACGGGGCAAAACTCATCTACTACCCGGCGGGGTGGCTGACAGGGGGAGCGGCGTGCATCATGGCGGCGGTGCTCATCAGTAAAGGGGGTGGTGACGGATGATCTTTGACCGGGCGATCTCCCGGATGATGGACCAGGCCGGGACACGGGTGATGACCCTGGACAAGCTGGACGGATGGACCACCGGCGGCGTCCTGGACACCGGCCAGACCGGCGCTATGAAGCTGTCCGCCGTCAACCGGTGCGTGGAGTGCATCAGCGACAGCATGGCAAAGCTGCCTGTCTTTGTTATGGACGGTAAGACAAAGGAGCATTTGGACCATCCCCTTTTGCAGGTCCTGGAGCGCCGCCCAAACGAGGCCATGACCCCCAGCGTCTATAAAAAGCTGATGGAGGCCAACCGGCTGCTCCACGGCAACGCCTACGCCGCCATCCTGCGGGACCGGGCCAGCGCCGCCCCGGTGGAACTGCTGCCCCTGCCCCCGGACTGTGTCACCCCCAAATTGGACCAAAGCGGGAGGCTGTGGTATCTCTACACCGACCCCAGCACCGGGCAGCTCCACCGGTTGGCCCAGTGGGATGTGCTGCACTATAAGGCGTACACCAAGGACGGAATCAACGGCGTGTCGGTGCTGTCCCGGGCGGCGGAGGTCATCCAGACCGCCAGGGCCGCCCAGCGGTACGAGGGCAAATTTTACATCCAGGGGGCGCAGCCGTCCGGGGTGCTGACGGTGGACACCAAACTGGAACCGGACGCCAAGGACAAAGTCCGGCAGGAATGGCAGCGGGTACATACCGGTGTGGACAACGCCTTCCGGGTGGCGGTGTTGGACCTGGGGCTGAAGTACACTCCCATCAGCATCAGCAACCGGGACGCCCAGTTCGTGGAGAGCAAGGCGGTGACGGTGGAGGACATCGCCAGGTTTTTCGGGGTCCCCCTCAACAAGCTGATGGCCGGCAAGCAGGCGTATAACTCCAACGAACAGAACTCCATCGAGTACGTCCAAAGCACCCTGCACCCCATCGTCAGCCAGTGCGAGGAGGAGGACACCTACAAGCTGCTGTTTGACAGCGAGTTGTCACGGGGCCTCCAGGTCCGCCGTAACATGATGGCGGAACTCCGGGGGGACAACGCCAGCCGGGCGGCGTGGTACAAGGCCATGCGGGAGATCGGCTATTTCTCGGTGGATGACATCTGCGACCTGGAGGACACCCCCAGGGTGCCCGGGGGAGACACAAGGACCGTGAGCCTGAACTATGTGCCGCTGGAGGACTTCAAGCGGCTGAGCCTCGCCAGAAACGGCGGAAGGGAGGTAAGTGAGGAATGAGAAACAAGGTAAGACGCACCGACACCGGGGTGACGGTGGATTTCACCGGCCCCCTTGTCAACGACGAGATGGCCAAGCTGTACCAGTGGATGGGGATGGATCACATCTGCCCCGGGGACATTACCGACGCCATCGGGATGGCGGGGGGCCGGCCAATAACGCTGCGGATGAACAGCCCCGGCGGGGACCTCCATGCCGGGGTGGAGATGTACACCCGGCTGATGGACTACCCGGGACAGGTAACGGTGGATATCCTCAGCATCTCCGCGTCGGCGTCCAGCGTGGTGGCCATGGTGAGCGCCAAGCAGGGGAACCGCTGCCGTGTCTCCCCCTTGGGGATGATGGTGATACACAACGTCCAGACCAAGGCGGAGGGGGACTACCGGGAAATGGAGAGCACCGCCCAGCATCTGCGGCAGGCAAACAGCGCCATCATCGCCGCCTACCGGAAAAAGACCGGTATGGAGGAGGCACAGTTGCAGGAGATGCTGGACAAGGAGACCTGGCTCACCGCCGGCGACGCGGTAAAAATGGGCTTTGCCGACGAGGTGATGTTCGAGGAAGGGGAGACCCAGGCCGACGACAAAACGGTGACCGCCGTGATGGCCCGGACCCGGGAGTTGGTAAACGCCATCCCGGACATCGACCAGGAGACCATCCAGCGGTTGCTGGAAGCAAAGCGCCAGGAACAGACCGCCAAAAACACGGAAGAACAGCTTCAGCTGGCCGCCCGGCTGCTGGAACTGGAGGAAAACAGATTTTAGGAGGGACAACACCATGGATATGAGAAAGCTGTATGACCTGAAGAACAAGCGGGCCGCCCTGCTGGCCGAGGCCAAGGGGGACCTGGACAAAAAGGACCTGGAGGGGTACCAGGCCAAGATGACCGAGGTCAAGGCCATGAACGCCGAGATCGAGGCCATGGAGGACCTGGTAGCGGAGGAGGGTCGCTTCCGGGACGACGACAAGGGCGCCGTGCTCCGGGCCCAGGCGCTGGAGGCGGGGAAGGAGGAGGCGCTGAAACTCTCCGCCCTGGACGCCGCCCGCCAGGGGAACGAGTATGTCAATGCCTTTGCCCACGCGCTGAAAAACGGCGTGCCGGTGCGGGCGGTGGGCAGGCACGAGGAATTGGCGCCGCTGGCCAACGCCCTCACCATCGGCGGCGGCACCCCCGCCGGAAGCGACGGCGGCTTCCTGGTGCCGGTGGAGTTCGACGATATGATCCAGCGCAAAATGAAGGAGTTCATCCGCCTGGCGGACTACTTCAAGGTGGAGCCGGTGACCGGCTATTCCGGCTGGCGAGCCGTGGAGACCACCGCCAGCCGTGAGCCGCTGCCCCTGGTGGGGGAAAATACCGCCATCGGGACGACCGAGCAGCCCAAATTCAGCCGGGTGGATTACACCATCAAAAAGTACGGGGACCGCATCGCCATCTCCCAGGAACTGCTGGAGGACAACACCGCCGGACTGCTCCAGTACATCGCCGAGTGGTTCGCCCCCCGGGTGGTGCTCACCGAAAACAGCCTGCTGCTGGGGCTGCTGGCCGGCCTGAAAGCGGTGAGCCTCACCGCCGGCAGGGAGGTGCAGGAGTTGAAGAGCGTGCTGAACAAGGACCTGAATACCGCCATCTCCCGCAACGCCGTCATCCTCACCAACGGCAGCGGCTATGATTTCCTGGACCAGCTTACCGACAACAACGGGCGGGGGCTGCTGGTCCCCAACCCGGCGGACCCGGACGTCTACCGCTTCAAGGGCCGCCCCGTAGTGACAGCGGATGATGACATCATTCCCGGTGCAGACGGCAAAGACCCCATGTACATCGGGTACTTTAAGGCGTTCGGCACTCTGTTCCAGCGCAAGGCCATGGAGTTTGCCACCACCAACATCGGCGGCAACGCCTGGGCCAACGACGCGCCGGAACTCCGGGGCATCGTGCGGATGGACGCCCAGAAGGTGGACGAGGGCGCCGCCGTCAAGCGGGAGTTACCCGCCGCCTCCGGCGCATCCGTCATGTCCACCCGCTCCAAAAGCTGATAAAGGAGGGCGATCATGGGACAGCCGGTAACGGTGGATGAGGTGATGGACTACCTGGGGGTGGGGGAAGAATCCCGCCAGGTGGTGGAACGGGAGATGGCCGCCGCCCTGGGGTACCTTCGCCGGGCCACCGGCACCGACTGGTCCCAGCGACCGGCGGCGGCGGAGGCGGTAAAGGCAAGGGTCTGGCTGACCTTTTACGCCGTCCGGGGCGGCGCCCAAAACACGGCATACCTGGAGCGCCACCTCATCGACCTGGTGACACAGCTACAATATACAGGGGGCGACACAGATGACACCTAACACCAAGATAAAACTCATCGCCAGGACAGAAGCGGGACAGGATCAAAACGGATACCCGGTATGGGATGAGACCGCCCGGGAGGCGGGGACGAAGGTATCCGGGGTGTTCGCCCTGTTCCGTGGCGGGTACCAGGTGTAGGAGATACTTGAGCACCAGGGC